CATAAACGTCCGCAGATGGCGTCTGTATGCGTATTTTCTTTTTGTTGTTGAATTTCCCTGTAACGAAACGAGCTGTGCCAGATGCAAAACGTAAAGCCATTTCGCTCTTAGCTGGGTTTGGATCGTAGATGTAGCTATTGATTACGAGCTTGCTATGGTCCATCACTCGGACGACTGTTTCATCCTCAAATGTTATGGCTACAGCTCCAGACTGAGTTTTAACATTATCCAGCTGTTGTATGGGAAAAGATAACTCTGCCCCATAAGGCTGATCTCTAACTACCTGTGCACTACCTCTAAGCTCGCTTATGGAGCCAATATCAACATCCTGTGCTTGTGCCCTGATCGTTTTGGACCACACAGACAGTTGAAGTAGTAGTACCAGAACTAAGAATCTTGAGCCAGTCATTATCTAATGTTGATGATTGTGTAATATTAAATGTTCTATTAGATCCGTCATGGTCTAAGTAGAAATAGTTACCAGCATAACCCGAAGCTGCGTGAGTCAAAGCATTATCATTACCATCTATATTGACGTAGTTGGTAGCTGCATCTGCATTTATTCCAGACGTTATGGTGTTGCTATCTCCGCTTATAATCCAATCTAAATCTAGTGTACTAGCTAACGCTGTTGTAGCGTGATTCAGCGTGAATGTATTGCTATTTCCTGTGACGTCCACATTAACATTTGACGAATCTGCTCCATAAGTGTTGGTTTTATCGGTATTCATATTGAACGTGTTTGAATTTCCATCAAACTCGAAAAAACCAATATAAGAATCTGAAACAATATCTCCGAGGAACTTGTTGGAGTCGCCTATCTGATTTATGTCTAGCGTCCCAGCAGTCCCTGTAAATTTCAGAGCTGTCATAGAGCCAGCTGCTGCATCGGCCCCACCAATTATGTTGCCAGATCCTAGTTGTTCCAGATCAATGTTGGTGTTAGAAGCACCAGAAGATTGATCCAGGAAGATCTCATTATCGGCTGCCATTAGCGGTCCAGATAGCAAGATTAATAATAAGAGTTTTTTCATTGTTTGTACCTCCAATACTCTTTTTCTATGCCTTGTTCTATTATCTCTTTTACAGCTGTCTCGATAGCCATTTGAAGAGCAATAGACATAGGCTCATTTTTTACTGCACCACCTTCTAATTCCACTAGCTCCGTATTGTCGCTAATGAATCTAAAGACATCGTTGTTAAGCGATGCCGATAAAACTTTTTTTGTTGTCATCGTTTCTATAAGCACCCGACCTGTACTCACAGAAACTAAACGTAAACTTACTGTAATTATATCTTCCCGATAAGATTTATCACCTCCCAGGCCTAAGAATCTAGCTCCCTGACCACCAGAGTTTATATTTGCTTGGTACGATAGGACGCCTCCGCTAATCACTTGGTCTGCGAACATGAGCGGCATGAGCTTTTGATCTTCGTCGAAAGTATCGCGAGTCGAACGTATGAGCTGTCTTTCTTTAGATACTGCTTCTAAAGCAACGCGCTCTACAGTTTCAAAAAAACCAGAGTGTTTAAGGACGCGTATTAGATAAGCATGTGGGGCCTGAGTTATAGCTGTGCTGAAAGTTGCATAAGTAGAGTTGCTACGTCTTTGCCCGGTTTCGTCTTTGAAAGCATTAGGATAAACCGCTATGACAGGTTTTCTTACGGGTTCTGGTAAGTCTGCTAAATCTGTATATAAAACGACCAATTCTGGTTGTTCATACTTTTTTATCGGTGCAATGTTGTTTTCTATGGGATCAATCATAAGAGTACAACTGCTAAAAAGTAAAGCCGTTGAGAGGCACAAGAACCTCTGTAACATTGCCCTCGGCATCTGTAATTGTAACTCTAACTGTTTCATCTGTTATCTCATATTCTATGGTATTTCCATCTAGCTCCATAGAACCGAATTTATTGGTTGTTTCTCCAAACAAAGAGGATTCTATTTGTCTGGCTAAGTTTGCATAGATTCTGGAGGTTAAGTTACGCATAAAGCGAGCCTCTACTGTGTTTGTTTTTTCCCGTTCCATCTGCTCTTGCAGAGAGGCTATCTCGTCCTTAATAGCTTTTGCCCGGCTTGTCTCTTGATTCTCTATGGTCAAATAGTGTGAGGACGTACCTTGTCCACTGAAAGATGGACTCTTGAATTTGTGTACCATTTCGTCTGCTAATAAGAAAGGCACTACCAATAAAAAGGTACTAAGAGCTATCGTCTTTTTCATTTTTTGCCTTCTCCTGGTCTTTCAACCGCACTACTGTCTCTACCTTTTCTTTGCATCGTATCATATCCTGGTCAAGTTTTCTCAACTCATCGGTAAGTCTAATAATTGTGGTTTTCATTTCTTGCACAGCTGGATCTATTGTTTTCGTTATTGTTTGCCACACAAAGAAGACAAAATATCCCAAACCTATAACCATAACTGTGGGAAAACCAAACTTTTGAATGAGATCTACTACGTCCATCAATCTCGCCTTGCATCAATCTTGCCGTCTTCTACAAAGTTTG